TTGCTTCTGGTGCTTCCGTTGATGCCGATTCCACTGAAGTATCGTTTAAGAAACCTACCAGCCCCAATAGAGAGACATAAATAATAATATGGCAAGACCTATAGTAACATCAAGACAACCAGACTATTCAGACTTGGATTTGGACTTTCTTCCACATCCAACGACTGGTGATGTTTTAATAAAGACCGGTGCCGACGCGATAAAGCGTTCTGTTCGCAATTTGATACTAACTAATTTTTATGAGAAGCCGTTTAGACCAGGAATTGGATCAGGCGCCTTAAAATTATTGTTTGAAAACGCCACTCCATTAACAGCCACCTTTTTAAAGAATGCTATTATGGAAGTAATACAAAATTATGAACCAAGAGTTCAACTGATAAATGTTGAAGTGGCATTTGATTTGGATAACAATGGATACAGTGCTAGAATGCAATATGTTATATTGAATAGAAACGAACCTGTAACAACAACAATATTTCTAGAAAGAATTCGCTGATGGCGGCCAATACATCAATAGTAATAGCAGACCTTGACTTTGATAGCATTAAGAACAATTTAAAGACTTTTCTAAAGAATCAAACTAGATTCCAAGATTATGATTTTGAAGGTTCTGGTATGAATGTCTTATTGGATATTCTTGCCTTGAACACCCACTATAATGCCTATTATTTGAATATGATTGGCAATGAAATGTTCCTTGACACATCAAAGATCAGACAGTCCACCGTTTCACATGCAAAACTAATCAATTATGTTCCAGAAAGCTCTCATGGTTCTGAGGCTAAAATTACGGTTAATGTGACGCCTTCTGTATCCGAAGACCAAGAAAATACCACACTCACTCTAGATAGATATACCAGATTTATGGGAGCAGCTATCGATGGTATTAATTATCCTTTCGTTGCTTTAAATTCCAATACTGTTATGAAAACTGACAATTCTTTTATATTTGCAAATGTTATCATAAAGCAGGGTGAAGTTGTAACTAGACAGTATCTAATGGACTCTTCAAACACCAAAAGAAGATTTGATATCCCATCAGCAAATGTCGATACGAACAGTATAGTTATTACCACCCAAGAATCCGCTTCTAACACAGAAACTATATCATATACTCTAGCTCAGGACTTAACTGAGCTTACTCAAAATTCTGCGGTATACTTTATTGAAGAGAATGGAAAAGGAGAATATTCGGTATATTTCGGTGATAATGTAATCGGTAGAAGACCTAAGAATGGTAATATAATCAATATCACATATATCGATACACTGGGTTCTATTGGCAATAAGATATCAAAATTCTCTATAGCAAACACCATTGGTGGATTATATAATGATAACGTCACAATAACATCGACAAGCTCATCATACTCTGGATCGGAAAAAGAAACGATTGAGCAGATAAAGTATCGCGCTCCATATTTCTATACAGCACAAAATCGTGCTGTTACCATATATGACTATGAAACGCTAATTACAAAAGACTACACAAATATCGATTCTGTAGCTGTATGGGGAGGCGAAGATAATGAACCTCCTGTATATGGAAAAATCTTCCTATCGTTGAAGACCAAGGAAAATTTCTTCTTAAGCAACTTGGAAAAAGAAAACATCAAAACAACTCTGATCAAGAATAGAAATGTTCTAACAGTTATTCCTGAGATCATTGATCCTTCTTACTTGTATCTACTGATAAGAGGTTCTGTATACTATAATCCATTGTTGACTTCTCTTAATTCTGGTCAGATAAAACAATATGCTGTTGCTGCAATCAGTGATTATGGCAATGATAACTTGAACAAGTTTAAGGGTATTTTCCAGAAGTCAGCAATGCAACAGTATATCCAAGACTCGGAAAAGTCTATCATCGGTTCGGATATTAAAGTCATAGCTCAAAAAAGAATTCCTATCACGCTAAGTCAAACTAAAAATTACGTAGTCGATTTTGGAATTCCTATAAAGAAAGGTGATTTTAGTAGCTCAGTATCATCTTATCCTTCATTAGGCATTGTTGATACTAACTTTGTCACAAGACAGGTATTCTTTGAAGAGATACCGTCAATAAGCTCTGGCATTGATAGAATCGATATCATAAATGGTGGTATCAATTATAGCACAGTTCCGACAGTTACTATTGTAGGCGATGGCACAGGAGCAAAAGGTGTTGCTAAACTTTATGGCGGTAGAGTCGCATCTATTGAAATGACCAGTAAAGGTTCGAACTATACAAGAGCTAGTGTGACTATATCAGGAGCAACAGGATCAGGCGTTGTTGTAGATCCAATTCTTCAATCTCGCGTCGGCAATCTTAGAACATATTACCTGAATGATAATGGAGAAAAAGTATTCGTTAATGGTGATGCTGGAACTATAGACTATGATAAGGGTATAATTGTCCTTAAGTCTCTATTACCAGTTTCGGTAGGAACAAACAGCTATTATGAATCGAATATATTGACGATAAATACATTTGTAGAGAAAGAAATTATTACCTCTATCAGAAACAATATTATAAACATCGATGACAATAATCCTCTCTCATATCAAATAGAAGTTGTCTCAGAATAACAGATGATCAGCAACAACAAAATATCAAATCTAGTCGCGTCTCAAGTTCCGTTCTTTGTTAGGAACGACCATGAAAACTTTGTTGCTTTTCTAGAAGCATACTATGAGTTTGTAGAACAGCAAAACGGCGTTAATAACGAAACCAAAAATTTGTTAGATCAATCAGATGTAGATTTAACGGACAGATTCGTTGAAAATTTCTATAAAAATTTCCTACCTCTTATTCCAGAGACTACCGCTGTAGATAAAACTCTCATTCTAAAGCATATCAAAGACTTCTATCGTTCCAGAGGTACTGAGAAATCAATCAGATTCCTTATGAGAATTCTATTCGATGAAGATGTGGAATTTTACTATCCACAAAAGGATATCTTAAAAGTCTCTGATGGTAAATGGTATCAAGAGAAGTCTGTTAAGATCAAGGATATAAAAGTCAATGGTGCTGCTAATAACAGTTTAGCGATAGAAACCAAATTCATCAATAGAAGAATTACGGGCAATACTACAAATGCATATGCCTTAGTCGAAAGAGCCTCATCATATTATGAAGGCAGTTCTCTTGTTCGTGAACTTAAGCTATCAAACCAGTATAAAGAATTCTCATATGGTGAAAGAATAGAATCAACATTTTTTGAAGGTGGTGCTGAAAAAACAATTACCGCTAATCTATTCTCAGGTGGTATCAATACTGTTGAGATTATCAATGGCGGAACAAGATACGAAAAAAATCAAGTTATTCCTGTTGAAAGTGAAACAGGAACAGGTGCGGAAATTGTTGTTTCCTCTGTTAGCAGTGGCAACTTAACATCTATTGCAGCACTAAATGGTGGTGCTGGATTTCAAGTAGGTAATCAGATTTTGATTACTGGTGGTAGCGGTTCAGGAGCTAATGCAAACGTATCTTCTGTTTCAGCCGATGGTTTCTATCACCCCAACTCATACAATATTATCTATACTACTATACAATCGATAGCAAATGCAAATATCAATAACATTAACTATGGTCTGTATTTCTCTGGTTTTACAAATCCTGCTAATGCTAACACTACACTAGCAAATTCTCTTTCTTATTTTGTTTATGCTAACACTGGTCCAATTACCGGTGTTCTTCTATACAATTTAGGTTCTGGTTATTTAACCACTCCTTCAATTACTGCTCAGGCTAATACAAGAGTAAGAAGTCTTGGTATTCTTGGTAAAATGAGAATTGTTAATGGTGGTACTGGATACTATATTGGAGACACTATTGAATTTATAAATGTTTTTGGCGGAACTGGATCTGGCGCCGCGGCCAGAGTTGCTAATGTTGATATGTCACAGGGCAATGCAATCAGTAAAGTGGAGTTTGTAAATGTTCGCGGTCAAATTACTGGTGGTTCAGGATATGAACAATTTTTGTTACCAAGAGCTAATGTTGTATCTGTAAATGCTCAAGCGACTGGAGCTAATATTCAAGTTACCGCCGTTCTTGGATCAGGAGAAACTTTATATCCTGCAAACTCAATACAAGGTAAAATTTTAAGTGTTCAAATTTTAAACCCGGGTTCAGGATATACATCACCACCCACTCTAAACCTTACTCAAATTGGTGACGGCACAGCACAAGCCGTAGCTACAATCATTACAGGAGCATTTACCTATCCTGGCAGATACCTAAATGATGATGGTCACATTTCATCCTACAACTTTATCCAAGATAGAGATTACTATCAAAAGTTCTCATATGTTGTTAAAGTAAAGCAATCTTTAGATAAGTATCGTACAGTTCTTAAAAATCTAATACACCCTGCTGGAATGAAATTGTTTGGAGAGTATGCCACTGTAGATGAGGGAGCAAATCTAAATCTTCCTATCAGAGGAATATCAGACAATATATTATTTACAACAACAAGAACATATGATTTCTCTAAGGGAAATGTGGGCATCAGTTACAGTTCTCACAGCTTAAATGTCAATGATATTGTATATCTGGAATGGTTGACCGGCAACTTGTCTCCATCCAACATAGCGACTGCCGTTGCTGCTAATGTTATAAATGTTCCTTACAGTAGTGTTAACGTTGTGAATATTCCTTACGCTAGTGTAGGTGGACCATATAAGATCAAAACAGTGGTAAATACGGACTACTTTATAATTAACACTGTTCCTTATATTGCAAATACTCTTGTTTCGACATATCTAGCCAATACGCTTCTTCCTAACACTTCAGGAACAGTGAATGTTGGCAAAGTTATATACTAAATAGTACAAAATAGGAAAAGAAATGGCTTCGATATACACTAAAAGTATGCAAATATTTAATGCCGAGAACTTCAAGGCATCGATTGGAGATGCCAGTCAACCATATGTGTACTTTACATTCGGTAAAGTAGAACCATGGCCAAGTGTAATTAATCCTCCTCTAGAAGATCCTCCTCAAGCTAATAGTTCTGTTGATACATTCAATCAAGTTTGGAAAAATATGATTGGAGCCAAGAAAATTGTTGGTAATGATGTCCGATTGGCTATTCGCAGATTTGATTGGGTATCAGGAACTGTTTATACAGCATATGATGATTCCGAAGCAGCTTTAGACATGAATGATCCTGACGTTAAGTTCTATGTTGTCACTGACGAATGGAATGTCTATAAATGTCTTGGTAATAACAATGGTGGAGCATCAACAGTTAAGCCGACCAGTATCAATACATATATTGCCGAACAGGTGGCCGATAAGTACATTTGGAAATA